ATGTAGATACCAATGGTGAGACGATGTCGAAAGCGCCCGCTGAAATAAACTTTGAGCGAAACGTGGAGGCTGCGCCCGCTGATTTTAATTGGGGAGGGGGGGTAGCAGGGGTGAGCCGGGCAGGAGGGTAGCCTACAAACAGGAGATGCTTTTTATGTGCATTTTAGGAAGTGGCGGTGGTTATACGCCACCTAAGATTGATATACCACAGCCAATAAAACCCGCACCAAAGGTCATATTCGGGCAACAAGGTGTGGGTGATGACACAGATGAGCCTAAGAAAAAACGACGTCGTACACAAAACAGCGTGAGCAACTTGTCTATCCCCGTAAATAGCCGGCGAGCGAAGACATCGTCTGGTTTGACAATAGGAATAAAGTAAAAATGATCAAAGAAACTTCATTGAGAGATAAGTATGAGAAGCTGCGGACGTATCGGCGACCTTTCGAGGTTTTGGCGGAGAACATTTCAAAGCTAACGCTCCCGATGGCATTTATTCCTGACGGTGCAAACTATGCCACGTACAGTCCATGCAAGCCAAAAAGTGCTTTAGGTGGACGTGGCTTATCGTCTATGGCAGCCAAATTGGCATTAGAATTATTTCCGATAGCAAATACTTTTTTTGAGCTTTTTTTAGAGGAAAGAGAACAGGTCATAAACGACTTTGTGGAAAGTCCAGAATCCTTTGGTATTTCAATTGAAGAGGCAGGGCAAATTCCTGATATTGAGGAATATATAACGGAAATAATAGATAGTGCATTAAGCACGGCACAGGTTAAAGTAAAAGATGAGTTTGAGAGGACGTTAAAGCGGCCACAGATTTACAGCGGCCTTTTGCAATATCTTATAGCGGGCAATGTTTTAATATATGTAAAGGACAATGGCACTATAGTTATCTTTACTTTAAAGGAATATGTCATAAGAAGGGACTCTGATGGCGAGCCTTTGGAGTTGATCATTAAGCAGTCCTTTTACGGAGAGGAAATCCCGGAAGGGCTAAGTAAGTATGTAATAAAAAGCAAAGTTCAGTCGTGGGAAGATGAGAGTAATGCAGATAAAAGAATTAACGAGTTGTATACTGGAATTTTTTTACAGACCGATGGTTCATATCTTGTATTTTCAGAAATAGATGGTACAAGAATACCTGAATCGGTGGTGAAATACAAGTCAAGAATGGAATTGCCATTCCTACCTATAAAGTCAGGCACAATCAACAGCCGCAACTATGGAATAGGCTATTTAGATTCGCTTATGCCAGATTTGAATCAGCTAGATAGGCTGTTGCATCAGCTAGACACCATAGTTTCGGTGGTTTCAAGGTCTCTACTCTTTGTTAATCCCAATGGTATAACTGAGGCTCATGACATAGCAGAAGCACCGAACGGAGCCGTTGTGCCGGGAAAAGCAAGCGATGTAACATCATTGCAATTGACTCCGAGAGAGTTATCTTCGCTTTATAACTATGCTATGCACGTTGAACAGACGCTGGAAAGTGCATTTTTAATCGGCGGACAAGATTTTCAACGGAGAGACAGGGTGACAGCAACCGAAGTAATGCAGTCGGCGACTACCTCCAATGCAATTCTCGGAGGTATTTTCTCTGAACTAACAGTATCTTTGCAATTGCCATTGTTAAACCTTGCGTTACAACGTTTATCTAAGATGAATAAAATTTCTGATTTGCAGAAGTACGGAGTAAAACCAAAGATAGTTGCAGGGCTATTGGCATTAGGTTACAAGGAAATGGCGCAGAAGCAAATTGAGTTTATACAGTCATTACCAACTCCTGCGCTTGAGAGTATAAAATGGAATTCGTATGTTAAAACGCAGGCTAAAAACTTTGGTATAGACTGGTCATCATTAGTAATAAGTAAGAGAGAGATGGATGAGGCTGCAAGACAAATGCAGATGAATGAAACTATGGCTGGTATGGCTAAAAACATGTCACCACAAATAGCGGAAAAAATGAAGGAGTTATCACCTGAAGAATTACAACAACAAGCGGAGAGTATGAATGGATGATTTAAAACAGCCTGCCAAAAATGTCGGGCTACTTAATATGGTAAACGAGGAGCTTAACGCTGGGAACGGGTTAAGCAATGAAACTGCAACAAAGTTACTTAACGAAGGGGTTTCCTTTGAACAAATTACGGATTATGTTAACGGTTATACGCCAAGTAATGGTCACGATAATGGAGGTGGCAAATTACTTAATAACAACGGTTTCGATGAAAATCAAATTATCAAGGAATTTGGTGGACAGGATAAAATTGATGTTATGCGAGAATGGGCGCAAAAAAATCTAAGTTCGGGCGAGATCGCTGACTTGAATAAGCAACTTAAATCAGGAGATGAGAATTTAGCTTATGCTGGAATGGGTAGATTGACTGCGAAGTATAACAATTCACAGTCTCCTCAGTCTAATTCGCTGCTAGACTTAGATAGGCCTATGAATAATGATCAACAGAGGGAAGCGATGCCATTGCCCGCTGGCGAAGGCATTGTTGATAATAATGGTATTGACGATGATTTAAACGTTGACAGTTTCCCTGATTTCCTTCGTTCAGTCGGACTTCCTGAATTCGGCGGAGACATTAAGCAAGCAAACCGATGGCAAAACGACAGCGGATACAGAAGGGAAATATTTAGAAAATTAACAAGCAAACATAGTTCAAAACAACAACAAATATAAAATATAGTCACCAAAGCTATCTTTTATAAAGAGATTGGTATAATATTATGTCAAACTACAATTTAGTACGTACTGGTTCGAGAGCTAATACGTCCTTTCCGGCTGCGCCCGGAGGACACGCACTAACATTGCGTGAAAATTTTTTAATAGGATTTAGCCATGAGATAACGGCATCATGGATGCGTTCTGGATATTCAAAGGATTTTGTAGAAAAAAGTTATATGTCAGGAAGCCACGTTGGTGGTGGCAATGTAAAGGCAATAGAAATTCCACGTGTGCGCGATTTATTTCCTGAATGGCACGAACCCGGAACTGAAATGGAAGGGAAGAATGCGGTTATAGAAGTTGCTCGTATTACTGCTGATCAAGTATTAGTTTTACCGTTAGCAGTATCATTAGAAGATAACGTTATGGCTGCATATCTAAGAGGAGATAAAAACTCTTTGCCTGTTCAATTAGCTACTTTAGCAGGGCAGGGATTTGCAGCGAGAGAAGATGTGCAAGTTGGTATTCAAATGGTAAGAGCAGCGCGTGGGTATTCTGAAGCAGGAAGTGCAAATTTTTCTAATCCGGATTGGCATGGACGTAGTGGATATGGCGGAACAGCACTTGCACAAACGCCAGCAGGAAGGGCACAAAACGACTGCTACGATCCATTATTGAAACTACCAGACAATTTTGATGCTGATGACTTTTTAGAGGTATTGACTCACGCTTTAACCCAAATTGATAAGCGGCGTTTATCAGGGCAAACAAATGCAAACGGGGGTGCTAAGAATGGTTGGTATCTTTTATTATCTCCGCATATTTGGTGGATGCTGTTTAAAGAAAAGTTCATAATGAACAAAGATTATGCAGGAGAAGGTTCTATAGCTACCGGCTATATGCCAAGATATGCAGGACTTCAAATAATTAATTATCCAGCTTTTGTGGGGGCTAGAGAACTTGGGGTAAATCAGTATATTCCTGGTGTTGCTGGTGGTGAACTTACATACGATGACACGCCAAATATACACATGTCAGGAACTGCGGCAGAGCATAAATACTGGGTAGAAAATCCTCAAATGACTGCTGCAATGCTTTATCACTCAAGTTGCTTGCGAAGGCTCGTTGTACTGGACGTAGTGACAGAACAAGAATGGGATATAAGAAGACTCTCAACCTTTGGTGTGACCTATGCGTTCATGGGTGGTGGCATTGTACAACCCGAAGGTGCTATAGAAATTTGTTATAAACAAGCGCCACAACCAGACGGTTCGGCAGCGGTAGACGGATACAACTAATGCTCTCAAATATTGCGGCAACCAATTTTGCAGAAGGTATCAATGAAATGCTATTGACTATCGAGGAGAATTCCTATGATGGCGTTGTTCTCGATGGCACTCCATTTGAAGATATTGATGAAAATACGGATATAAAAGGCAAAACCTCTAATCCTGATCTTATATCTGCACATCGTTTACTGCTACAATGTTCAATCCAAGTTCAAACACATGGATATTTTTGGAATACAGTAAACTCTATAAAATTAAGACCATCGCCACCTAGTCACGAAATATCTATCCCAAATGGTTATTTAAGGGTGGTACCAGTATGCAAGTATAATGGCAACGAAAGAAACAAAGTAATAGTAATTGACGATCGGCTTTACAACATAGAAACTGATTCCTATGATTTCGCAGGTCAATCCGTAGAAGTAACGGCGATACTTGGCCTGTTATTCAAAGAATTACCAACAGCCGCAAAACAATACATAGTAGCTTTATCCTGTCAGAAATTTCAAGCACGTAGGCTAGGTTCTACAACGCTATATCGTTTCTCTGAAAAAGACGTAGAAGCGGCACGGCTAGAGATGTTGCATTTAGAATGTCAAGTCGGTAAATATAATATATTGGATAGGGTACGAACAGTATCATGCCCAGTAATAAATTCAACCTGCTCTTATTTCATATAAAATAAACGATATGCCACAACAACTATTACCTTTAACTGAGATACCTTTAACTG